GTCATCGCTCTGTAAATGCCCAAGCGTGCAATGTCTTCCACGTCTGAAGCGTAATACCTCAAATGCGTTTCTGCTGATTAAACAGAAACCTATGTTTGCGTGGTCGCATTCAATCAGGTTCGGGGCTATTTCTTTTATGCCGTACTGATGCCCAAAGATATATTCTGCACCCTTGTGTTCATTCCTGCCCCGTACATAGCCGCCTATGATCTGCTTATTGCGTGAAAGTAATTGCGTGATGGTGTTGGTCGGGATGACCATATCAGTATCGACAAATAGAATGTAGTCAGCTTGTAAGTCAATAGCTGCATCTATGCTTCGGTTGCGCCCCTCACATATCGGCACCAGTCGTGCTTGGTCTTGGTCGTATGTAGGTTTCTTCCACCAAGTGCTCTCGTAGTTCCAAAAGTCGAAATGCGTTTTTATTGCATTGCCCTGCGTAAAGTCAATCAACGGCTGAAAGTTTGCTTTGTCTTTCGTTTCTACGTTGTGATATACTTCGTAATTGTCGTATGACAGTGAATATACCGATTGCAGGCAGTTCATCTGATTGTGTGACTTTCGGTCACAATGTAGAATGCAGACTAATACTTTTGGATTCATTTAGTTTGATGTTTATTCCTTGTTCTAATGTTACGGTCGGCAGGTAATATTTAAGTAGTTCGGTTTCGTCGCCGCATCGGTATGCAGGTCCGGTCGGCTTGGTTGTATCGGTCTTAATGTACGGCGTTTGCCCCCACATCTGTTCGTATGCCATCGTTGCCAGTTCAATGAATGATGTCGGTATGCCCGTGCATAGGTTTATTGCATTCGCTTTCGTGCGTTCCTCACTCAATATCATTGTCGCATTGACGATGTCTGATATGTGAATGAAGTCACGTACTTGATTGCCGTTCCCCCATATTTCAATAGGGTGCTGCTTTTCAACTACACGCTTTATGATGCTCGGGAATGGATAGGTTAGGTCCTGCATCAGCCCATAGCCGCTGAATGGACGAAGTACCGTGACCTTTTTATCGTATTCAATATGTAATCGATGTGCTACCATTTCGCCCGTTAATTTAACCCACCCGTAAGTCATATCGGGTTGCCTGATGTCGTATAGGTCAATGTCAACTTCTTTCAGCTTATATACTGATTCCTGCAAGTGTATCGGATATGCCGCTGAACTGCTGAAATACACAATACGTGTATGCTTGGGGCAAGACTTTACCCAGTTGAAGAACTCTGCATCGATGGATAGGTCTGATGCGACTGCTATCTGATTTTTTTCAAGATTCAGGCGACCGCCAACCACTGCGGCACAATGAATGATTAGGTCGAATTTAGGCTTTATGATTGCAAATAACTTCCTGCAATCGGTTTCGTAATATTTATCCCAATAGTTGTGCGTTTCTTTCACGATGTCGTTTGCGTGAACTTCCCACCCCTCTTGTTTCAGGTATTGACAGAAGTACCTACCGACGAACCCGCTTGCTCCCGTTAATAGTGCTTTTTTCATATATCGTGTAGTTTGTTTGTTCGTATAACCGCTTCATCATATCCTGCACACAAGATGGGCACGATAGGTCAGGCGGCGGCATCGTGCTGAATATCTCAACGTGTACCGATAGCATCGTCATCAAGTGCGACTGCGACTGATTATCGCCTGCAACAAAGCCTGCCACTCGCCACGTGTTGTATGTCGTGAACGCTGACTTTAATCGCTCGTATTGTGATTGGTTCATTGTTTGGTTATGTATTTTGAAATCAAGTACCCTGCGAACATCGAAGTGAAGCACAAAGGTATTAATATTTGCAATGATATATTGAACATTATGCCCTGCATTAGGCATATCCAAAAAGATAAGCACTTCGTGCAATCGAATGGCTTTAATCTCTTGATATTAAAGAACCATTTGAACGTCTGCACCACGTTGCTAACCGGGTAGATTGCCGCCGCTATGAACGGTGAAAGTATTAATATCCATTCACAATGAAGTTCCATAGCTGCACTCTTTTTTTATTTACTGTGTCGATGTGAAATTTTACTTTCACTGATTCATATAAGGCTTCGCCATACTCTTGTCGCATTGCAGGGGATTCGATAAGTCGCTTCATCTGCTTGTACCAGTCTTTGTGATTTTTGTGCGAATCGACCGCCACGAAGTTACTGCCGTTATAGTGCGGTGAATAAGGTAATATGTTTGAAACGATGCAAGGCTTTTTCTTGAACCCTGCTTCTGCAAGTTTCAATGGCGACTTGCATCGGTTGAACTCATTGTCTTTTAACGGCACAAGGCATATATCCATCTCGTCAAGTATGTAGCCGTAGTTGAATACGTCTTTGCCCCATATACGTTTATAGCGTTCGTTTGTGGTTATTGCCGCAGGCTCAAACTTCTTTAACTCTGCTTTGTATTCATCACTGCAACACGTGTATCGGTCGGATAAGATTAGTTCGTACTTGTACGATTCCTGCATCTGCATCGGCGTTGGTACTTCAATCAGTTTGCCATCCTCGCCTATCTGTAAGTGCTTTTGACCATTGCTGAACCCACCATATACAACCTGATACTTGCCTTTCATATTGTCGTCTTGATGCAGTCTGTGTATGCAGTTGTCCATTAATGACAAGTCAGGTAAATGACAAATGCCGCCCTGCCACCCTACCCGAACCAATTCCGATGGCGTTGCCGTGCTTGACCATTGCGGCTGTTCAGGATTGATTGCGTTCGGCAGTACTTCAATATTCGGGTTGTAGTTGCGTAGCTTGTCAGCAAGGTATGTCGTTGTAGTCGTGATATAATCTGCTGCCCTTATCGTGTCAACAATCATATTGCTGTATTCCTTTTTGAAGGTGTCGTATAAAACGTGGTCGTGTGGCAATATCCAATAGTCATCAATGTCGTATAAGACCTTGCAACCTGCTTTTTTTGCCCGTTCAATGATTGTAACCGGATTCGTGAATCGGGATGCCTGCCTCGTGATGACCAACAACTGATAGTCTTTAAAGAACTGCTCCGTTGCATCTTCAATGTTATTGATTAGCGTGATGTCGATGTGCTTGTAATTCTCGCCGATATGGTAGGCAGGAATAAGGCTGCGATGGTATTCCACGCCGCCCTCTGGCACATTGCGAAGCATCAGCACCTTGTACGGTTGATTGTTCATATATTCTTTGATTTGTTGTTTGCTTTTTTTTAGGCTGAAGTGTATAGCCGAAATGGGGATGCCTGTTTCTTTGTGCAACTTTCGTATTGAACCCTCTGCGACATAGTGCTGCAATATGCGTGCATCGTAGGGGTATTTCCCTTTGCTTGATTGCTGCTTTTCTTGTTCTTTGATGTACTCTTCGAGCGTGGCTTCATCGTATTGATTTGTTTCGTCAAAGGTAATGATATTTGTATGCTTGTCGGTCAGTTCATCGTGCAGGTGCTTTCTGTATTTGTAGTTGAATGTGCTTCTCGGACTATTCCACATTGTCATCGTGATGCGCACTGCAAACCACTTGATGTTGTTCGCTCCCTGCTGTTCGATTGCGTTTAGCTTCTTTTTGTCGTATTCAAGCAGGCATATAAGTACTTCCTGATATAGGTCGTCAGTTAGGCAGTGGTTGTTCGTTATCTTTTTACAGATTTTCTTCAGTTCATCGCCCGTGTATAAGTCTTGGAATGTCATAAGCCATACACTAACATTGCCGCATCTCGCAGTTCCTGATTTGTTCGCTTGTCATACCCGGTTAGCTTCTTGAACATTGCCGCATCGACCTTTGACTTTTTAGGTACGATAAGTTTATACTGATAGTTGTTGCGGATGCAGTACTGTTCAATCAATTTGCCCGTTGCGTGGTTCTCGCCAACGTTCTTGGCTATCTTTTGCGATACGATGTTGTTGCCTGCGTGCCAGTTACTTTTCTTGTTCAACCACCCTGCTTCTATATGTGTGATTGTCCTGCGTGTCTTATAGCTTTCATTCAGGATGTCAAGCACATCAAAGAATGAAGCGTTTATCAACTGCATCTTGTCTTGTGCGTATCGGTCATAAATGCATAACCCCGACTTATCAAGGTCAGGGTCAATGCCGATATATAATATGTGGTTGATGTACGTCAATCTATGATTAGCACTTCTTTAGGCTTGCGGATGAAGTTGTATTTGCCATCGTATGAATCAAGTATATAGATTTCATCGCTGCCATCCATTTGCAGGTTGCCGTGAATCCTGCCCGTGCCATCCATATTGATGTTCAAACGTGCCTTTACGGTCAACCCCGTGATGGTGAAGCTGCGCACATATTCCGTGTCGTGCACAAGGTTCATCTTCAACTTCGTTGCCTTTGTGAATAGCTTACCATCGTGAAATTCGATGTCTAACGTGTCGCCATCTATTGCATCAGATAACTGGTCAAATGACGTTCCCCTGATTATGATTTTGTCTGCCATCTTAATCTGTGCGGATGCGTTAATAGTTATGCAGAATGTCAATCCGATTAGGTATATTCTGCTGATTAGGTATGCAAGTGTTTTCATATTATTGTGCGGTTATTGTTTTAGATGTTGACCAACTGCCCTGACCCGTTTGGCATCGTGATTGCGATTGCACTTCGTATGTGGTGCCACGTACTGCCCCAACGGTTATCGTCAATCCGTTTGTTGTGTTTTCTGTCCACGCCGTTGTGCCATTTGCCCTATATCGTATTGCGTAGAACTTGCTGCCGTTATTTACGAATGTAGTCGTTATCCTGCCATTGCTTGATGCAAGGCTGAAGTCGGGTGCGGCTTGTGTAATTGCAGGTATTACCGATGTTATTTCGGATGCTGTCGATTTCGCCCCATTCGTACACGTTGCCGTAACGATGAACCTTACCGATGCGTTCGCCTGAAAGTTAAACGATGCACTTGTTCCGGTGATGGTCTGTGAATTGATGCTGCCATTGTTTACGCTATGCTGAACAAGGAATGATTGATATGCTGTGTTCGGGGTTATGTTTAACGTAGTGCCGTTGCAGGTGGTTGTTGCCGATATGGTCGGTTGTGCACAACTTGGTGGTGGTGGTGGCGGTGCGCCCACATTCACATAGGCATAGGCATCTGAAGTGCATCCGTTTGCTGAAGTTACAAGTACGTTGTACCCCGTTGCGGTTGTAGGTGCAATTGTTATCGACTGCGTTGTCTGATTCGGATTGACCGTGTACCACTTGTAAGTGTATGGTGTTGTGCCGCCCGTTGCATTTGCCGTGATGACCGTTGATGTACCTGATACAACCGATGCAGGTGCTTGTATCGTTGCTACCAGTGCCGATGTGATGTTCACTGTTCGTGTGGTCGTGTTACTGCCATTTGTATTCGTTGCCGTTAGCGTGATGGTCTTGTTGCCTGCTGTCGTGTAGGTAACGGTCGGGTTAAACGCCGTTGAAGTGGATGGCGTTGCTCCTGCTCCGAAGTTCCAAGTGTATGTCGTCGCCTGCTGTGATTGGTTGTTCATCGTCAATGTATTGCCTACACACGTTGAACTCGGTTGCGTAAAGTTCGCCACTGGCAATGATGTCGCCGATGCAAATGTTCCGGTCAGGTAATAACGACCCACGCTGCCATATCTTGTATTCGCAGGTTGATTGTTAAATGGATTTGTCGTATACCATAAATCTGAATAACTTGAATTGCCCGATGCCGATACCTGAATGAAATATGTTCCGGCAGGTTGATTGAATAGTGTTATTGATGCGTTTAGCTTGTTTATGTTTGAATCAATAGCGATGACCGTTCCTGCCGAATTGCGAATGATCAGCCGCACGTCAAGCGTTGCATATTGGTTATCTAATACTGATTTGCTCAATGACCACGGTCGGCAGTTGATAGTCATATTCTGTGCCGAAGTTGTCGTTACCCTGAAGTAGTCATCATCGTATGTGATTTGTAAATTATCCGTTGCTGTGAATTTAGTAACACTTCCAAACGAACGACCGATGATTCCTGAATCCGATATGGCATTGTTTACGATGTTGATTGCCTTTGCCGTTGCGGTCGTGCTTCCGATGTCGTCTGCTTTGAATGTCACTTTACTTGCAGGATGTCCTGCATATCCATTGCCGCCTATCTTTTCCAATACCATTTCTTTGAAATCTTCTTGCCAATTTTTAACGGTAAAGCCTGATGAATTTGCTTCAGGTGCTGTCATATATGATGTCGGTCCTTGTACCCATTGAATCACATTGGCATTATAGGCTGCTCCCATATTCGGGCACCAAGCCATTTCACCATTCGCATTGCCGTAATTGTATGCGTTTAGTCTTTGTCCACTGGCATTGTATGAACCGTGATGCGCTAAATTTAATAAATGACCAATCTCGTGCGCTCCTGCTATTGCTGCAACATTTGGTCTTTTATCCGATATGCCTGCAAATACCCATCCGCAAGGCTCATACGATGGAAAACCAAACGTGCCAAACATAGCAATTCCACCCGGACATCCAACGAATTGGCAGGTTGATGTGAATACTATTGTTGATCTTCTTGTTGCCGCCGCCGCATTATATACTGCAAGCGATGTGGTGACGTTCAGGTCGAATATCGTGTAATGATTCGCAATGATGTTGAAGCATTCGGTTATTTGTGCCGCAGTGAATCCTGATGGGGCGGCGTTTATCGTCGTTGCGCTCCAGTTCGGATTGTTCACCACTGCGCCATCGAAGTCAAGATATAAGACATTCTGCGAAGTGGGAAGCGATTGCAGTATCGGTACTTGTGCAGATAATGCTGAACATATCAGCATAAAGAGTAGTGTGATTCGCATCGTTTTTTATGCGAATGTAACAAGTTTTAATTTTTAGTGCTGCGCCAATATGTTAGTTAGGTGCAATTTGTTTTTAAATTTTTTCCCACGCACCTTTAGAGAATAATTGGACATCTGCTTCATTAATATCGTCAAATAATGTAATTATATTCTTGTTCAATTCTATCTTCCAAAGGTTAATATCATCACTTGCTTTAAATCCAACGTGGTTAATTTTACCCTTTTCCCATACTGCATAATTTTCAAAACCCAATGCCTTCCAAAAATTATTACTTTCTAAATCTTGTCTGCACCTCAAAGTAAATCCTACCCTATGGAATTGTTCGCAAAATTGCCTACACACATCTAATAAAGCCGTTCCATAATGTAAACGTCTTGCATCATTTCTAACTGCAATTTGTTGTATTTTACCATACTTGTAAGCCCCTCTGCCAGGAGTTATTAAAACATAACCTACTGCATCATTATTGGCTTCACAAATAAATACGACAAAGTTACGTTCCCCTCCAAAAACATATTTATCCCAAATTGTCTTTTGAATAAACCCTACCGCATAAGAATTTTCCTTTTGTAGTTTATCAATCAAAAGAATGTCTTTAACAGTTGAAGTCCTAACAGATATGTTTTTTATCGGGTCGCTATAAAGCACATTTATCAGTCCAGTTGAACAATCAAATTTTCCTAATTTCATATTTTTCATTTATTAATTCCCACGCTAAAAATTTAAAAACAAACAGACACCTAACAGCACCTATGCGCCATTAAAACGAGCGCATAGCTGCAAACCGTTATACCCTCAAATCTTTACCGTTCAGAATAATCACGTTGCACATCTCTCGCAACCTGCTGCGTAATCGCTGACCATATCGCTGTTCTATCATATCGCCATTCAGGTTCGTGGTTATTCTTGTTTGCCGGAACAAACCCAATTCGTGCCGCTTCACCAATGCAATTAGCATCGGCTCCTCAACCGCTTTCTGATACGGCTGCTGCTTTGCCGTTTCAAACCCGAAGTCGTCAAAGAATATGTTCGGCTGTATTGGATTGGTTACATACTGATTGAAAAAATAGGTCGAATCTTCTGCATAATAGTCTGCAACCAGTTCGCACGAATGCAGGTCGAACCTGCCCATCGGGGTGTCGCCTATTGCAGTCATTATCGCTGTCTTGCCCGTTCCGGTGCCGCCGATGAATAACAAACCCTTGTTAAGGTCGTAAAGTTCATTTTCAAATCCGAGCAAATAAGGAACTAAATTACGAACGATGTCTGCATTCTGCTCGGTTATCGCTTTTTCGGTTCGGGTGTTCGTGTTTATGATTTTATACAACCTGCCAAGTATCAGTCTGAATAGCTGCTCATCTGTAATTGCCAAAAAACGCTCTTCTTGTTTGATTTTTGCGAAGTATTCTTTTGCCTTGATGTCTGACTGCTTTTTTTCTTTTAATCGCTCTAATACCTCTTTCTGTTCGTTTTCGGTCAAAGGGTAGGTGCTATAATCAACAAAGTAGTTCACTGGCGGCTTTAATGTTGCCCGAACCTTGCCCTGCATCAGGTCTTGATGGTATTGTTTTTTCTTCGCCTGCAATATTGCAGCGGTGATTTCTTGATCTGTTAGTGTAATTGTTTGCATTGTTAAAGTTTTTGTGAGTAATCGGTTGTTTTGAATGAAGCGGTTGGTCCAAGTTCTTTTGCAGTATTTGCTGTATTTACCACAATATCGTTGTTCCAAGATTCTTTGTTGAGATAAGTTAATGGGTTTTTTCTGTATTGAACATCAGGTGTTGCGGCTATGTATTTTTTCGTGTGCAAAAATATCTGCGCCTTTAGGTATGCAGGTATTTTGTTCCATTTTTTTTCGCAGTCTTTTCTGTCAAGTTTCTTATTGTATAAATCCCACCATTCATCAAAAGTGTAAATATCAATGCGCTCATTTGCCTTATCAGTATTATTATCTATAGTATTATTATCTATAGTATTATTATTAGGTAAACTTTGTTTACCGCCATGTGGTAAACTTTGTTTACCGCCATCCGGTAAACTTTGTTTACTCCCTTGGTAAACTTTGTTTACCATCGGTAAACTTTCTTTACCTTGGTTATCCACATAATTTGACCACCATTTTTCAGTAGTTCTTAAGTGCTTTGTTGCATCATTTTTAATGATAAAACCATCAACGACTAATCGGTCTATCATCTTCATTAAACCCATTTTGCTGATGCCGATTTCTTTTGCAAGATTGTTTTTTGACATATAGCACCAGTTATCTAATTTATTGTCAGGGTTGGTATGCAATACATAAATCATATCCAATAGCACATATTCATTGCAGCTAAGGTTATGTTTCTTTCTAAAATTGTGCTGAATATTTGTGTAAACTAACATAAAATAAAAATCCCAAATCGGGTTCGGCTGTACGGAGCCTCCCCCAACTTGGGATTGTTGATGTTTTTAAGTGATGTCCGTACACATCATTTTTACAAATTTACTAAATTTCTCTAAACGTGTAAAACACTTTATAATCGGCATCGATGTTCCTGCGTGCGAACTTGCATCTGCTCAAATACTTGTCGAACTCTTTCAAATTTCGCTTGCCGAATACAAAATGGTCAGTGCGATATATCTTGCCGCCTGATTTTAAGAACCCATACACAATGCGGTCACGCCATTTATCCTGCTCAACCTCAAATTCATACGGCTTCATCATTTCTGCTTTTGTTTATGTTCAATGAATCTAACCAGTTGCTGATATACTTTTTCCTGCGCCCCGATTCGCTGACCTAATGACAAGGCATAGTCCTGCAACTCTTTGATGTTGTCTGTGCAATAATACCCCCGATTGTCTGCACATATATTCGGCATTGACGTGCATCGCAGGAAGTTTACGATCTTGCGAAGCCTGATGTCGGTCAGGTTGATGTCCGGGTACTTCATATTCAGCGTTTCGCAAATGTACTTTGATGATGCAGGGTTGCTCTTTGTTTTCGTTGCCAACCCCTGCGCCACTATTTTCGCCAACACAAGTTCATCATTGGTAAGCGGCGCAGTTTCTTTGTCGAATCCTTTTATCATACTATGCGATTGTCAGGTGAATAATGTTCTGCATCAATCGTTTCGTTCAGTATATTCACGTTGGTCAATATCCACTTGCTTGCTTCTTCAATGCGCTCTTTCAACAGTTCGATATGCCCATCAATCGGTTCAATCGGTACAACGTGTAACTGCAAACGCTCCAACGCCATACGTGGATCGTAACTGATGAAATAACCGATACGTGTTTCTGTGAATAACATATTTGCAACCATTTGCCAATAGTATTCAGGTGCGATGTCTAACAAAGCACTGGCATCGGTTACAAGTAAATGCTTGACGTGTTCGGTAGAATTGTATGGGCATTTGATTTCGATGATACCGGAATCACCGCTTGCCGCTTCGAATACGCCATCGGGGCTGCCGCCGCAGTATTCGTTGTAAGGGTAAAACTTTGGGTTCATAATGCCGTAATAGTTCAGCTTCAAGTGTGGGTGCTGCTTTTGAAAATGTTCTGCTGCATCGCTTTCGTGTGCCGTTCCCCAATCCATTGCATCGGTATTGGTTCGCCCACCGTTATTCGGTTCGAGCGTTAAAATCTCTGCAACCTTTGAAAGCATATAGGTTTCAGCCAGTTGCCCGAAGTAGGCATCTTTGTTACGACCTTTGCCCATTATCTTGTAAATTTCTGATGCAGTCAATTTGCCGCATCGGTCTTGAATCCATTGTGTGTAATTACTCATATTGTTTGTTTCGTTTTTTGATTGTTCTTAAATGATTAATTTCTTTCTCTGCCTGCAATATAGTTTTGATGTCCATATCGGGGTCTATAAGATATAAACCCCTTTTGATTTTCTGTGCATAATTTGCACGCTGCAATATGGTGATGATGTTGATGGTAATTTGATGCTCTGTTGCAAGTCTTTGTATTTCGGTTGCAGATAATGTCCTGCGCATCGTCTGTAATTCTTGAATGAATTTATGCAGCTTGTCCGTGTTCATAGTTTAGTCTTGTGTTACTTTATTAAGTGAATTGATTTTCATTCTGAACTGCTCGGCTTTGTTCTGCAACGATGGCGTGATGTCAATGGTGTCTTTGCGGTTGATGTCCTTGCCGAATATCCTGCCCAACTTTTCAGCCGCATCTTTAAGCGCATACGATTCAGCCGCAGGTGCTGCCATCTGAACCGCCGATGTGTTTACCTGATTGAAGTCTGTTGCAGGTGCGCCCTTTGCAGTTTGTATCGGACTGGCTCCCACACCATCCTGCCAATCCCATTGGTTGGTTATCGGGTCAAGTATGTGAAGCCTGCCGGTAACCACGATGCTGTTGGCAATTACCTGCACATTCTTAATCTCGAATCGCCACGACTGATATATGGCAGTGAGCAGGTATTCAACCTTGTCAATGGGTATGTAGTTCGTGTTATTGGCGAACTTGTTTTGTTTTACCCATTCAGGCTTTGGTGGTTGGTTCAGTAATGTAAGCAGATCATTTTTTCTTGCCGCCTGCTCAACGTCGGCATACAAATCCTGCAATGCAGGTAGTGGTTTTTGTTTCATTGTTTTGTTTTATTAGGTTTTACAAATTTACTTTTTTTTACTTTCATTTATCATAACATTTGCACATTCGCAATGTGCATTGTGTTGCTTTTTTTGCTCCCGATATACCTTGCACTGCTCATAGATGTATTTTATCCATTCATTGAATGCAGGCTTGTAATCAGGTACTGCAACACGTAACGGCTTATGCTGTGATTGGCTCATAGTAGATGTTTATGAAGTTTATCAATTCGGGTTGGGCTTCGCCCCTGAATGCTCGGATGACCGTTGCACGATGTACGCCCGACTGCTCGGATATAAGTTGATAATCGCCGTGCCGGTATTTCAGCTTCCAGTTCTTGATGGTGTCGGCAGGTACACTTACTGCCCTGCCGTTTCTTTTGATGTTAATCATAAGTTTAATTCTGTTTGTGTTGAAATTATTATCTGCTTTGTCTTGATTGTTCTCGGCGTGCGGTCGATTTGGTCTTTTTCAACTTGATCTTCAAACCATTTGTCAAGTTCTTCATCTGACTTGAATGAAGATTGCAATTTACCGGTAAGTATCTTTGATGTAACCACGCCATTGATGTTGTGATTGCAGTACAGATATACCATGTGTTCATTCAGATTGGCTGACCATTCAACCTTTAATTCGTAAAGTTTTGATTCGCTTTTCATTTTGTTTTGTTTTTTGTTTTGGTTAATTATTCGTTATCGTAATCAGGTTCGTAATTGTCGGCATCAATCTCATCCTGCATCATCTTCTTCAGCATTGCCGCTTGCACTGGGTATATCAAGCCGCCGTAACAATATCCGCACTGTTCATCAGTACTGTTGCATACCGGGCACTTGCACATTTCGATGTTGTGCGCATCTTCGATTAGTTCTAATTGATCTTTCATTGTTTTGTTTGTTTTGATAGTGCAAATATAATAACATTTACAGCATATTAACAAATAAATCTGCAACATTTTTTTTAATTACTGCATAACTGATTGATATACAAGGTAATAAAATTTAATAAAAAAGGGGCATTGCGCCCCCTTACCTAATAAAAAACTATGAAACTAATCCGCTACAATATTACTATTCTTCAGGCAATTTTTCAGTGCATACTTTAACCACGACGTAAACAAATACCATCACGCCCATTACCATTAACCCAAACTCTATATCATTCATCGCTTTATCAGTTCTTTTATCGCTGAATCTTTTATCCTGCTGCCGTTGCTGCTGCCGAAATAATAAGACAAAACCATCCCGACATAGGATGTCAATGCCCCCAGTACATATACAAGTATATCTTTCTCAACCGAAGTTATCTGCTTGAACATAACCATATAGAATAAGATAAACGTCAACCCGACAATGACCAGTGCAAGTATTGGCGAAACAATCTTATTCAATAACGGTGCATTTTCACTCGCTGCAATTTCGCTTTCACGCTTTCGTGCATCTGCAAGGTCATTCAGTTCAAGCTCTAACAACTGCATCATCTCTTGTTTCACTTCCTGCGATATGCTTTCGTCTTTGCTGATGATGTTCTTCACAATGCCGAACACGCCTTTATCAGGCAGTACATCGCCGACTGCATCCAATACCTGCGGTGCTTTTTCGTTGATGAATTTGCCGACCGCTGTATCTCTGAATTTCTTTTTATCCTTTGCGCCAGTCGCCATCGCTCACCTCTGTAATATAATTTTTACCGAAGAACTGAATGGCTATCGTTGCGCCAATGGTGACGAAGTTCACCACATCAACCGGCACAAGTGCAGATGAATTTACCAGTGCCGCAGCATTAAGAATGATGTTTGCAAGCACCACAATCCACTGTGCATACGACCACCCCTCTGCAACCCATTTGCCCGACATCGTGTATGCGTTGTTTAAGAATACCGTAATGCCTGCAATAATCACCCCGAACCACGCCGCAAGCGTTGGTGATGCAATTACTGAATAACTTGTCAAAGTGAGTACTACAAGTGAAAGTACATTGAATAGAATGGTCTTTTTCATCGTTAGAATTTTTTAAGTATTTTGATTGTTTGCTGTCTGTTGTTTTTTGTGTACGATACGTGAATCCAATCCGGTCCATCGTCATTGCCATATTCCCATATCAACTGATCATACTTCAGATTGTCACGCATCCACTCGTATAATATTCTGTTTTCATCCCTGCTCCTTGTATCGATGTCAATCGCTTCCCCTTTCATGTGCTGTGAGTTCGCCGCACCACCTACACGCAAGTTCAACTTAAACGAACGATAAAAAGAGTTGATGTATATCGGCTTGCCATACCACTCCCTTGCAGGCTCAAAGCAATTATCTGCAACTGCTTTCATTGCAATAAGCTGATTCGCATCAGGGTGATTCGTTATGCCCAACCTTATTGCAGTAGGGCTGTACGTCGCTTCCCGGTACGATATGTGCTTACTTACCTGCATTGTCTAACGACTGTTGAATCAATATGTGCTTTATTTCTTTGATGTCGGTCTTTATTTCTTTCATCTCATCTCTCAATTCCTGCTTGTCTGCTGACCGCTGTTGCTTGATGTTCTCGACTTCATTCTTTATTGTTGCGATGTCGTTCTGCGTGGTTATCCAACCGCCAACCATCGTAAGCAGTAACGGCGTTGCTACTGCAACTAACTGCATCAAGTTTACTTCCCTTTTAACCGTGTGTGTTGTCATCTTATAATGGTGTTATCCGTATTGCGTATGCGTATATGTTTGAATTTCCGCTGAAGTCAAGGTCTGTATCTTCATTAATCGTTGCAGGCAAAGTTCCTGCCGCAAGGTCAGTCAGTGTATTTTCATAAAATGATTTTGGCGTATCACCAATTTCAAACGTATTCCACCCGAATATAGGCAAAACTGAACCGTTCCTAAACTGCATCCACGTCTGACCTGTCGCTGCTGCATTCCTGAACATAGCCAACATATACCACCCTTTTGTTAATGTGATAGGGCTGTCAGGTGCTGCGTTTATAATTTGTACACCCGAACAATCATAATCGGTTGCACCACCAATCAGTTGAAACTCCTGCCCTGCAAGTATCGGATTTGTGTATGAATAAATCCCGAACGATACCAAGCAAAGCGTGCCGCTTGTTGTCACTTGTGAATAAAAACCTTCCACCGTGCAATCCACTGGCACATAGATGGGCATCACCTGCGTTCTTCTTCCGTTTGAACCCGTTGTCAATGCAGAATTTTCACCCTCTGCATACGGTGCTGTGATGAACGATGTGCCATCTCTATACTGAAATAATGTATCGGTACTGCCACCGCCACCCGTTGCATCTTCCCACTTTGGCACGTTGCCCGATGAAACGGTAAGCACCTGCCCCGATGTACCAACTGGCAGTCGTGTGATGTTGCCACCACTCAAATAAAATACATCACCCGTTGCGGCGTTATTAGGCACTACGAATATTTCTTTTATGCCGTTGTTTGTCCTGCACCACATCTTGCCATCAGCCGCATTCATAAATAACTCGCCGATGTAAATGTCTAAACTATCCCAAGTGCCATCGACGTGGTTGTCCGATGGGGCAACTGTCGGCACCTGCCCCGTAACGGTCGATAGCTTCTGAATCATTCTGCTATCCTGCGTGTTGATTGTTCTCGTAAATATTGCCATAACCTTAAATAGAATTTATCTTGTTTTGTTCAAATATCGGATTATCGTATTGCACATCGTCAACCCCACCAACCACTGTCGTTTGTGGCTTCGTCGCTTCAAGACTTCGCACATCGTCAACACCGCCAACGACCTCTGTCGTATCAGGTTCAAATACCGGAACGCTGCAATTTTCAAAGCCATACGGTACTTTGATACGTAGGTTCACCACCCACCCATTTAGGCTATCTTCAAACCTATCTGCAAAGGGCTGCATCGTCACGCTCGCATCAATGCTGAAGTCTTTTTCTTTTACGCTTTCACGTTGCAGTAATGCAACCACATCCTGCGCCACTAATTGCAGGTCGCTGTATATCTCGAAGTCGTTTTTTTCGCCATCCGTAACAAGGTCAGCAAATAACAACTGAAAGTTCAAATACGATGCCCTGCCCTGCAAACTCGAGTCAATCACGTTGAACCACATCAATGGGTATGTCGGCTGTGCCGTTTCGGTGTTCTTGTCGGGCATACCACCATATAATAACTTCCTAAAGCTGACATCATAAAGACTGCCAGTGCCGAAGCTATTTATTTGTAGATGCTTTTCTGCGATGCTTTTTAACGACCTGATAAGCCGATTGATGCTGTACTTTGTTTTCACGCTTTGCTTCGTATTTAATTAGCTTGATGATATTTCTGTTGTTCGCCTCTTTGCTCATTTACCATTTGCGTTTCTTGTATGGTTCTTGAAATCTCGGTATGCCTGCCCGGTCAATGAAATCGTTATCGCCATCGTCTAAAAGCATACCGCTGAAGTAGTTTTGAATGTTTGGCTGTATGTCATCCTCTGCATCGTTGCCGTTCTCGTATTCAGGGAATAAGGTGCTGTTTTCGCATAGGTAGGCAGTAATTCTTTCAGCATACCATTGCGCTCTATTTTGCCACCAATCAATGACCTCTTTCATATCGGTCATATTTACCTGCGTTGCCGTTTCTGATATCTTGGTCATTATGCCCTTATTCAGATACTTTACGCTGATATACATCGGTGAATCGGCAATGATATAAGCAATCATACAACGCTGTATGTAATCATTCATCAAGGTCAGGTAATTGCCTGCCAATGTGTTATTCGTCACATCGGTCTTGAGCCTTGTGTATAATTCAGTGCCAAGTATCGGGTGAATCCTTTGCTCTTGCACATCGTCAATAAGCTGCCCTAACATCTTGTAGTCGATGTTGTCGCTCATTACGCTGTTATTCTTTAGGTCTGCTTCTGATATAAATCGTATCATATTATTTTTATTTTTCGATGACTAAAACTTGCTCCCACGTATGCCTGCAGTATGGTACGTGTAATAACCCTGCTGTGTCGGGTACGGTGTACCAACCACCTTTCATTCGCCATACATCATATCCGAATATCGCACTCATACGGTCAATATCCTGCTTGCTGTATAACCTTTTTCTGTCCATCATCTTTTGGCAAAATTCACGGCTTTCACCGCCCGGACTTAATGGCGGCGCATCGCTTCTTAACGCATACCGATACATCGTCGTGATGGTCGGTATCTTGCCGATTGGCGTGATGCCATCCCGACCCCTTGCTGTTGGCGTTCGCAGTATTTGACCATCTTTTTCTGTCGGCTTAATCAACTTGTCATCAATCATCTTGTTGATTAATGTTTCAATGCGGTCTGTTTTCTCACGTATCGCCTTTGCAATATTCTCGATGCTGATGTCGGGTGTTTCTTGCAGGATTTTTAATATCTTATTCGTAACGATTTCTTCTGATGCCATTGCGTAATGCTCCGCCTCTGTTATGCTATAAAAGTGTTCACGCACGACTTTTACTATCGTAACCAGTTCTTCAGCGATGCCGAATGTTTCTGCAATCTGTAAGTGCTTTTGCCAGTCTTTGCTTTCACTTGCGAATTCTGATGTTTCGCCCAACATTGCATCGATGTCTGTATCGGTCAAGCCATATCCACCCCTCAACATCGTTACTGCCTGCTCATAGGTCAATACCCCTTTGCCGTACTTGTTTATGATGCGCATCACGTTCTGCAACTGCCTGCCCGTTAGGTTGCGTAGTGCATCGTTCACTTCAGCTTGTTGCTTTTCGCCCTGCATCTCTTTGGCTTGCACTTCCTGCTGTGCAGGTGTTATCGGCTCGGTCGGTATTATCGAATACGCATTTGCTGTTCCCGTGATGTTTTCTGCGTGGAAGTTGATAATCTTTTCCGCTATCTGCTGCCTGCCGTTTACATAGGTATTTTTGAATAACTCATACGCATCAAGCATTTCAGTTCGCCCACCCAGTTGCCCCTCAACACGTACACCCATCAGCATCGGACTTGTAATCTGATGACCGACAAATATTTCCTGCAACACGGTTTTATTCAATATCTCGAACTTGGTATCGCTGTCATCGGGTTCAAGACTTTCAATGATAGGTGCTGCATCTTTATTCGGCACAAAGTTCAACACGAATTTACCTGCATTGTCTGTGCCTGCTTTCGTGTATTTGAACTGCTTGCTTATCGCTCGCATTTCTTCCGCTGTTGGCTGTTGTGCAATGAAAGTGATAACCTTGCCGCCCCAAAAGCCATTTTTGATGTTGTTTAAGTGATAGTTGCTGATTTCGATGTCTGTTTCGATATACGGTATGCAACCGATATAGTTCGGGATTGGGTACACCTTGCAGCCGGGTCTGTAAACTTTGTAGTAAAATATCTGACTGCCTTTACGTTTGGTAACATCGAATGCAGGATATTCAATGATGTCATTCGTGTTATACTGCGCCCACTGTGGCGAATAATAAAACATACTGCCATCGACGTTCGACCGCACATTCTTGAACTCCAATACTTTCATTTCATACGACGTACCTGCCCGATTCCATATACATTCAATCGCACAACCGTTGTACAGTTCCAAGTCTGTAATCAGCTGATAGGCAAATTCATTTAGCGACTGCCATCTGTTCACTGAATCGTATAATGCCTGCACCCTTGCATCTTGCACGTTTACCTGCAAGCCCTGACCATATACATAGGTAATCTTTGAATTGACAATCGCATTGTGCTTCGCTGAACGGTTGTATAATTCAATCAGATAGTTTGGATATAGATTGTCCTCGCCATAGGTGACATACCCATCACGTGGTCGTTCGATGTTCACGGGTATCTTGTGCGCCTCTAATTTTACTTCGTATAGGTTTGCTTTGTCAGTAGTTTTTCTCATAAACAATATTAGTGTTATTTCTTGTGTGTTCAGTGACCGCAGAACGCTGCCATATAACCAGTGCCAAGCCACGTTCAAGCACATCGCCTGCATTGCTTAATACCGTGTATTCGTGATAGCCTAACTTCAGGTTAACCTCATTAGATGCCGTTGGCGTTGCTGTATCTGTAATCGTCAAGTAGTTGTATCGCTTCTTAAAGGCACTCGTGTCTGTCGCTGTGCATTGCACCACTTCCAACGTCTGCTTGCTTTTGAACTGCAACACGAAGCTCGAATCGTCATAGTCAGTCATCTCTGATGCAGTGACCACTAATCTGTTGATGCTATTCTTTTCTATTATCAGCATATAGGTAAATAGAATAAAGGGCAAAGTGTAATAAAAAAGCCCACCGTAAAAACGGCAGGCTCAAATTCAAAATAATGAAACAAAACAATTACGCAGGCAAAAGTAACGCAGGAATAATTCCTGAAGCAACTTCTTTGGCAGGCAATGGCTCTTTGCCGGTAAATTCTAACTCGTAGCCATTTCGGTCATCAATCAATTTTCCGAACGTAGCAACACGGTTGATAAGGTTCAAGCCGTAGCCTTCACCATATAACCAGTACTTGTCGTTGGAATCTTTAACAATTATCAATACACGATTTTTCGCAACGATGTATAATTCATTGCGCTTGTTCGTTTCTTGTTTGTACAACGGTATTTTAACTGACTGCTCGTGTGCGATAGTACCGTTTTCAGGCTTTTTAATTGCCGTTTCGGTTACTTCGCCCTGCTCTGAATATAGTTCGTATGTCCAAAACTGCTTACCTGCTGTCATTGTGATGGCAGTGATAGCACCCGATGCAGTAGTAATTGCCGTTACGTTATTGAACTCGGTGATATATATTTCTTTTACACCACCTGCATTATCGCCAAGACAGTCTAAACTGAACCCTTGTGTTAATAAACAACTCATAGTATTTCGGTGGTTTTAGTGATGTTAAGAATTAGAATATTCAACGATTTCAGATGGGAACGCAACCTGCCAACCACGACGATAACGGAACGAATATTTCACGTTTTGGTCATCTTGACTGTACCACATTTCTGCAGTTTCTTCTTCGTTAAGCAAGTCAACGCCCAAGAACAAATTGCGGTCTGGGTCCATCGCAAAGATGAATGGGTTGTCACCACTGTTTGAACCTAAACCATCAAGACCGTGCACCGGGATAATTTCGTGTACTGAACCCTCTGCAAATATGTTTTTCTGATTGCCGCCCACTGGGAAGTGGAATAAGTTATCGATGAACATCTTTTGGCGATATAATTCAGCGATGTCATAACCGCAGAATATTTTAACGCCTGCATTGCCTTTCAGCTGAACGGGTATTTTAGAAACAACATTCTGCATGATAGTACGCACGTTTGAAGTGGTCACTGGTCCTGATACTGCTGTGGCTACGTTTGTTCCCGTTGCCGCCTTAATGATTTTTATCAAACCATCATAGATAGACAAGTATGCACTACCTGAACCTGTATCGCCCTGCCAGTCGGCAGTTTCTTGATGCTTCTTGATTTGCTCCACGATGTCGGTCACAATCTTTGCAGGTATATCGGATTCAGTGTACTTCTGTCCGTTCTTCAAAAGTATCTGTGTCCATTTCGCTTCAAGTGTACGTGGACAAAGTGTGTCCTGATACTTAACCGCTTTTGCATCGATTTCACGCTGCGTGAATGCAGTTGTGCCTGATGCAAGGAATGAACATCCATCACCATTCTGTGGGATTGGCGTGTTTGTTAAAATTTGCAAAGCCATTTTGCTCTTTACTCCAACCTGCACGTTTGCCAATGCAGCGGTTTCTGATTCGAAGTGTAAGGCAGTGAGCAACTCCTTACTGGTTTGGTTAACGTAGTCGGTTAACGATGAAACTGAAAATGCCATGTTATTTAGTTTTAAGTGTTTTTAATGTTGTTAATATTGAATCGATTTTTTCTTGTTTTTTGTCTTTTGCAGTTGTGAATGCCTGATTTTCTTTTTTAGGCTCTGAAGTCGGCAGGTCGCCAATCTTCTCAATCAGTTCAAACATCTGCTTGTTGGTTTCTTGCTGCTTGCTGATTTCGGTTTCGATTGCAGACATCTTTGCGTTAATCGCATCCATCAGTTCTTTCAACTTTTTGCCCATATCTTCTTCATCTTTCTTTGGGTACATACCGGCTTCTGTTTCGGCAGGTGCAACGGGTAACGCAGGAATGATTTCGGTAATCAAACCGTTCACGGTCGATACTTTTGTGCCATCTTGCATTTCGTGTGTTCCATCGGGTGCAGGATTTGTGCCTTGCTCCGTTACGACCATCAATGGGTAGCCGACTTCAAGTTCATCGTAGGTGACCATTGTGCCATCTTTTAGCTTGCCCTCGCCCATCATCTTTTCTTCTTTTTTGGGTTCTTCAGGCATAGGTGCTGCCGCTTCAAGTCCTAATAGGACACGCAGCTTGGTGAACTTATCTTCACCGATTAATTCTTTTACTG